ATAACCTTCTAGGTTGTTCTGCTTGTAGACTTCCTGTTCCAGTAGTTGCTTCCATTACTTGTTAGTTACTATCACCTGATTTCTCTAATCTTTTGAACCCTTGACACGTGATCCGCCTAACGGCGTGCCACGTGACAAAAAGGGACAATTACAATGGAGTAATTGAACTTGCCACTATTTATAGTGTTGACAAACACTCATACCCTTACACCATCATGACTACCCCATCACGTGCGTAGGGGCACTCACGTGCCCTTCCTACTTACTAGGAGGTGGTGGGTAATACTATACCACCACCTCTACACCCGGCACCCCCGCGCAAGGCCCCCGCGCAAGGCACCCCGCGCAGGCCCCCGAGGGCAAGGCCCCCGGCGCCCGAGAGCCGGCACCCCGAGGGCACCCCCGCCGGCCCCTCACGAGCGCCTAACCCTCCCCCAACCCGACCCTAACCCTCATTACCCTACCCCTTACCGGTTAGACTTAAACCTAAAGTGCAACTGGGTAGACTTAAACCTAAAGTGCAACTGGGTAGACCCTGAGCCGCAGTGGGTAGTGTCTCGGGCTGACGCCCTCAAACATTCTTTACACATAGGATAGTATTTTGTGTACATTCATTTACTGCGAGTTATCTTTTACCCTACATTTACTTTATTTTGCGAGTTATTCTCTCGTAGAATATTTTAATTTTTTTAATTATGCCTAAAAGACCTAGGTCTAGCTATACCAGTGGTAACTTTTATAGGCGACCTCTCAAACGTAGACGTACTACAAACCCTAAGGGGTCTTACAAGCGTACCCTAGTGCCCATGGCCACTAGAGGATATCAACTTAACGCTACTGAACTCAAAGTTTCTGATGTTAATATCATCGCAACTACAGTTGATTCTGGAACTAGTAGCGTTACAGCTTTATGCGTACCTACTCCTGGTACAGATATGACCAATAGGATTGGTAGAAAGATACTTATCAGGAGTGTCTATATCAAGGGAATGGCCAGACCATTAAACTCTATTGACCCTGATGATGGACTGGTTGCACCCCAGTATCTCAGGGTAGCCCTTGTCATGGATTTTCAACCTAACGGAAGCACAGCAGCAGCTATTGACATATTTACCAGTACCAACGCCATTAGTAATATCAACCTCAACAATAGAGATAGATTCAAAATCATCTCTGACAAATACTACAATCTAGGGGCATTCTTTTATGATGCTACTAACTTTATGATTGGATGTGATAAATCCATCGTCAATGTTAAGATATACAAGAAATGCAAATACGAAGTTATATTTAACGCTGGTACCGCTGGTACTACAGCAGATATTAGTAGCGGGGCTTTGCTCCTCGTACTACAAAGTAGCGCTGCAGGAGGCGAAGGTGCTACATTTGAAATTAGAAGCAGAGTTAGGTTTAGCGATAAATAATTATAAATAAATCCTTGTAAATAGTACTTTATTTACTTAGTTAAATCTACAATCTCCCCCATACTAGTCTTTCTCCTTTTCTTGGGTACATTATCCCTCAAAATAATCAGATCACCATCATTATCATAAAGTGGGCAGCCCAATACAGCTGCCACCTTTCTCCTCTTTCTCAATTCACTGTCATCAGGGTTCATTCTTATTCCAGATCTATCTGGATTTGTTATAAATTCTATCGTCTTATCGAGTTCATCATCTGAATCACTGCAAGTCGATGTAGGGCTACATTCCATTCCAAGAGACTTACTTGCTTTTTCAAGCTGTTCCATCTGACTAAGTTCTTCTTCTTCGTCCAATACCGGAGGAAGAGGGTAAGTGAGGTTCTGGACCCTGATGGGTGCGAACTCAATAACAGACTTAAGTAGTTCTCCATTAAAATCTTTCTCTGTAACATGTATCACGTATTTTATTCTACGTAGCAGCTGGTCAAGCTCCTCTTGGTACTGACGATTAAATAAGGCATCGGGTCTTGTCGGAGCTGTTATAAAAATTATTTTAGGGATCCAGTTCACTGAACCCCCTTTAAACTCTACCCTTATCGGGTATCTATCTAATAATCTCAAAAGATAGTTAAAATCTGCACTATCCGATCTTAGATCATCTAGTATAGCTACTGGCTGACCATCATAGCCATCAAACCATTTCAATTTACCAGAACTTATAAAGAATGAACCATGACCAAACACTTCTACAGCATACTCTATGGATGCTCTGGTTTTGCCTACGCCTGTTGGACCATATAACCAATATACTTCTGGAGGTGCTGTTCTATCTTCTTGCAATAGTGACCTTACTATTGTTAACCCTTTGTGATACTTTACTACGACTGTTGCCATCTCATCATCTTTTACTATCTCCCTTAATCCCAGACCTTCTCTCAACTTCTGCACAGTATTTAATAAATCATTTCTTTTACCTGGTGTAGGTAGACTGCCTTTTTCGAAGTACTCTGTATCTTGCTTGGAGCAATACTTGTGCGAGTCTCCAGGTGATCCACGCATCCGTTCCAAGTGGGCTCTGCGCAAGCCAGGCCATGTCTTCAGGGTTGAGAAGCTGACTTGCTTCCCAATCACACAGGCACCTTGCAAATGAGGCGTCCCATTCGACCCCGTCTCCTTTCCTATAATTAACCATTTGACATCCAGTGTCTTCAATTGTTCCAACTCCTCTTCTGTGTAGTTGTTTAGGGTGAAGACAAATCTGGATAACCTTCTAGGTTGTTCTGCTTGTAGACTTCCTGTTCCAGTAGTTGCTTCCATTACTTGTTAGTTACTATCACCTGATTTCTCTAATCTTTTGAACCCTTGACACGTGATCCGCCTAAC